ATCTCCCGAGCCGGACGCGCGGGCGCTTCAGTTCGTGCTGTGGCTTGGGCATCGCGCCCCAAGCTAGCAACTACCCAGGGGTAGTTACCCCGATCCAGGCGAGTAGCTCGACCTTCGGGGCCTCGACCTGCGCGCGTTCGACGGCCATGCAGAGCGCCACGGCGGCGTCGATCTGGTCGGAGCGCCCGACCTTGTCCAGCCGCCAGCCTCTGCCGGTCGGCTTGGCGATCGCGCTCGCGATGTGAGCGTCGAGGCGCGGGTCGCCGTAGTGCCTGAGGCGGCGTTCGATGATCACGCTCGCGAGGCGCTCCGAGGCCGGGACCATGCGCGAGTGGCTCTGCGGAAACTCGACCATCGGCCCGATCCCGTCGGCTTCGAGGCGCATCGCCTCGGACTTGAACCGCCACGGGTCGTACGCGATCTCGGTCACGGTGAACCGCTCGCACATCTCGCGGACCGATTCGACGGCGTCCATGACCGACTCGTTGCCTTCGTGGACGGCCACGGCGGCGACCCGCAAGGTTTCGCGATCGCGATACTCGACGGCCACGACCGCGCTCGCCGCCCGCGATCCGCCGATGTCCACGCCGAGCACGACCTCCGCGCCGTCCGGCACCTCGTAGTCGTCCTGGCACGCCCTCCACGCCCCGACCGGGAGCCAGGCGGCTTCCCCGGCCCCGAACTGGCAGGCGTGGAACTGACGCCAGGCGATCGGCGTGACCCGCTCGAACTGCTCGCGGAGCAGCGCTCGGGTGATCGTCGGGCTCGGGTTGCACTTCGCGACGGCGTCCACGGTCGGCTCCGCGCCTTCCTCAAGCGACCATTCGAGCCAGCGGATTCCGGGCGCTGTGGCGTCGATGAACGCTCCCTGGCGGTTTGCATCGCCCGCGAGCGCTCTTGCCCGCAGGTGGCCCAGCGGGCTGTCCAGAGAGCCCGCTGCGGTCGAGATCAGGATCAGCCTGGCGTCGCTCCGCTTGACGAGGCTGGTCTGGAACGCTTCGAGCAGCGAGTCGTCGCCCCAGCACCACACCTCATCCCCGAGCATGAGGCTGTCGGTCTGGCCGTGAGCGCGTTCGCCGCGCCCGCTGACGACGCGTAAGAGCCCGCCGCGCTCGGTCCGGAGCGCCATGTGCCGGACGGTCACCTCGCTGGCGAGCGCGGGATGCTCGGCGTGCGTGCGCATGACGCCGAACGCGATCGACGCCTGCTCTCGGCTCGCCGCGCCGAGGCTGATCGACGCGTCGGGGACGGTCACGAGGTGGTGGAGCGCCAGCAGCCCGCAGGTGCTCGTCTTGCGGTTCCCCCTGCCGACGATGACGGCAAGCTCACGCTCCGGGCCGAACGCGGCGCGGGCGATCGTGCGCTGGAACCCCGCGAGCTTCACGTCTAGGCGGCGGGCGAAGTCGAGGAAGCCCCGGTAGCCGGGCTGGAACACCCGACCATCATCCCGCCAGATTGCTTTGGAGCGGCGTCGCAATTCGCGTTTACCTTTGCTGGCGTGGCGTGGTGGAACAAGCGGCAGATGGTGGAAGAGCGGAGCCTGCCGCGCGAGTCCACGATCGGCCCGATCATGGTCGCGCCCGCGATGGTGGCGGGGGTTGGCGTCGAGGCGCGCCAGGCGATCGGGATCTCGGCGGTCTGGTCGTGCGTGCGCTGCCTGGTGGACGCCAGCGTGCTCTGTCAATTGCAGAGCTTCCGCGAGATGGCGGACGGCAGCCGCCAGCGCGTCACGTCCGGGCGGCTGGTCGATCTGATCGAGCGCCCCGCGCCCGCCATGACGGGCGTGGCGCTCACCGCCCTGCTCATGCAGCACCTGAGCCTGTGGGGTGAATGCTTCCTCGGGAAAATCCGCGACGGCGGCGTGATCATCGGCTTGGAGGCGCTCAGCCCTGACCGGGTGTCGGTCGAGATCGTGGAGGGCGTGCCGCGCTATCAGTACTACTCGCCGCGCGGGCAGATCTTCGAGAACCTGGGCGTGCCCGACATCGTTCATGTGAAGTCACTGAGCTTGGACGGGGTTCGAGGCGCGTCGCCGGTGGCGGTGTGCGCGGCGAGCATGAACTTGGCGAACTCGCTCACGACGGCGGCATCGAGCGCGATCGACAACGGCGGCGTGCCCAGTGGCGTGTTGAGCGTGCCGCCCGGCCCAGGCGCGCAAGATCAGGCCAAGAGCTTGGCGACGGCGTGGCAAGAGAACCAGGCCGGGCCGACGAACCGGGGCAAGATCGCGGTTTTGAGCGGGGACGTGAAGTTTCAGGGAATGTCACTCTCACCCGCAGATTTGCAATATGTGGAGCAGGCAAAGCTCTCCCTGGCGGACGTGGCCCGAATTTTCGGCATTCCGCCGTCGAGAGTGAACGCCCAGAGCCAGGACACCCTGACCTACAGCAACATCGAGCAGGAGAGCCTGGCGTTCCTGACACACGCGCTGCTGCCGCGCCTGACACTGATCGAGGCGGCGCTCTCCGCTGACAGTGACCTGTGTACGCAGAACCAGTGCGTGAAGTACGACGTGGACGGCGTGCTCCGAGGTGACAGCCTGAGCCGCGCCGAGTACTACACCTTGGCGCTCAATCCGGTGTCAGGTTGGCTGTCGCGTGCCGAAGTTCGCGATCGCGAGTCGCTTCCGAAGGAGGAGAACCCGCCCGCACCGGCGACGGACGGGCAGCAGGCGCAGGCCCCGAACCTGAGCCAGGTGCTGAGCCTGGCGCGCACCGGCAGAGGAGGCGTGAACGCGGGATGAGCGAGCAGATCGAGAGCCGCAAGGACTACAGCGCCGACCAGCGCCAGCAGATGGCCGACCGGGGCCATGCCCTTGCCGATGGTTCCTTTCCGATAGCTGACTGCGAGGACGTGGACAACGCCGTCCGGCTCGCCGGTCATGCGAAGGATCCGGCGGCGGCGAAGGCTCACATCGTCAAGCGGGCGAAGGCGCTCGGCTGCAAGCTGCCGGACTCGTGGACCTCGGTCGAGGGCCGAGGTTCGACTGGGGAAACCTCGGTCGAGGACCGAGGTAGGCCCGAGCCGGGCCAGCTTGAGGAGCGATCGCTCGGAGAGGTGACGCTCGCGGAGGACCGCAAGCTGCGCGGCGTCATCCCGTTCGGCCAGCGCTCGAAGGATCTCGGCGGGTTCTTCGAGGTGATCGAGCCGGGCGCGCTGCGCGACGCCGACCTGAGCGACTTGGTCCTGACGGCTGATCACACCGGCCTGCCGCTCGGGCGCTACCCGACGACCCTGCGCGGCGAGGACCGATCGGACGGCTGGCACTGGGAGTGCGATCCGCCGAAGTCCCGCGCCGACGTGGTCGAGGCGGTCGAGCGCGGCGACCTGCGCGGCGCAAGCTGGCGGATGGTCGTCAAGACCGACAGGTGGGACGGCGACACGCGCCACGTCCACGAGATCCGCGCGCTCCGCGACGTGTCGATCGTGACCCTGCCCGCCTATGCGACCGCGACCGCCGAACTGCGCAGCCAGCCAGACACACCACCCCAACCCGAGGAGCCCGCCGTGGCCGAAGAGGAAGTGACAGAAGAGGTGACACCGCCACAGTCCGGCGGGTTGACGGTCGAGGCGCGCAGCGCGCCGCCGAGCGATCGCGTGACGCGCGGCCTGGCCGACGAGTTCCGCTCGCGCGGATTCCCCGCCGAGCGCGCGACGATGCCGTGGAAGGAGTTCGAGAGCCGCGCCGTGACGTGGGCCGCGCCGGTGGACATTCTGAGCCAGGTCCGGCGTGACGGCGTCCCGCTCGGGCTTGATCAACGGTATTGCTGGCCTGCGTTCGGCAGGGTGGGCGTTGACGCTGGCACGACCTCGGTCGCTGTCGTTCAGCAGACGGCCAGGAGCTTGGCGACCGCCGCGAACGTGGTCCGCGCGATCGACGCCACGACGGCCAAGCCCGAGACCGGGTCAACGGTCAACATCGTGACCGTGTCGCTGAAGCAGGTCGCCACGATTCAGACGAACGTGCCGAACGTGTACCTGCAAACGCCGACGATCAACACG